CCCATACATCGTACGGACTATACGCTTTTCCCGAAGTAAATCTTATTCTGTAAATTCAGCCTCGTATTCAATAAGGGTTCTTTTAAAGACCTGAGATAGGTAAACATTACTATCAGAGGACTTTTTAAAGTATCTCTTATTTGAAACAACGGGCATGTATTCAACAGACTCCACCAATTCTGGTTCCCATATTTTGGACAATGTTTCTCCCAGGATTTCTCCTGTTTGATTTATTACCCAAACTATTGGGGAAAGAGTTGTGGTGAGACTTCCTTCGCCTAGTGTGCCTTTCCGATAAGGGGCTCCCCACTGTTCATAGAGAGTTACTAAATCAACATTGTTGGTTAGCATCTCATCTATTTCAGCGGTTTTCTCTGTAATGATATTGGTGCGGACTTCTCGCAGCTTTAAGCTGAAAGTTGACCGTTCGATAACCAAAGGACTCTTACCCTTTCTCTCAATTGAGAGAGAGGGGGAATCATGGTATCGGTACCAAATGACTACTTTGAAGAGGTTAAACTTCTTACCTTTCGGTAATAAGTTTAGCCACTTATCGGGGTCAGTTACTGCCTCGATGAAGTCTCGAGCAAACATTATATCTATTAGATCAACAGCGAAAGCTGTTGTGTCTTTAGACATTATTGTATGCTTTATTGACGACATCTCTGTTCCGTTCTTAGAAATCCTTTTAAGGAATTCTAATTGGGAATCAGATCGGCCAATGATGGTTTTGGTTAGATTAATATCTAATCCAAAATCGTCCATCACCTTTTGGTAATAGATTGCAACTGTTTCATCCCATATCACTATATCATCTCCCAAGAGCATATAATCCTTGAACCAAGGAATTCTACTCGGCATCGCTTTATTGCGGTGCTCTGTATTATTCCAAAGTACAAGACTATGTGCAAATTGGACGATCATATGGTGCCACAACGCGAATACTGGAAAAGAGGTTAGTGCCCCTAAGGGCTGACCTACTTTCCATCGAATTGTGGTTTTATTAGGTAGGAGAAAGGTTCTATCAGTCATGATTATAAACCATAATTCTGCAATTGTATCTCCAAAGAGCTTTGATAGAATTAATTTCTGCTGAAAAGCAGGAATCCTATCAGATGCACTTTTGAGATCAAAGCAGAAACATGGCTTCCCTTTTGACTTCCGAATTAGGGTTTTAAAACCCTTATTCTGGTCATGGGTGGCGTCTTGGCTTATGGTCCTTAGCAACTCCATCAATTGATGGTGAAGCGGGATCAAACAGCTTTGACTCCAATAATCAAATATACTGAAAAGTCTGGTCTTCCCTCCGGGTTCGGATAAATATCCGACCCGAGAGTGGAC